ATCATATCCGGAACACATACCCCCTCCAGTATAGCTCAGAGCCTACCGAGTGGAAGCGCGTGCTGGCATATGGAGAGCTGACAGGACTGCCGAACATCGTGCAGGTCATGAGCTCAGAGCGCCCGGATCAATATCGTGGCGTCAGTTATCTCGCGCAGGTGATTGAACCTCTGCTACAACTCAGGAGGTATACAGAGAGCGAACTGACGGCGGCAGTCGTCGAGAGCTTTTTTACTGCCTTCATAAAAACAGAGTCAAACCCGGCAGATATGCCGTTCAATGAGGTCGGCGGCGATACAGAGGAAGTATCAACGGATCCCAATGAGTACGAAATGGGCCCGGGCCAGATCAACATCATGAAACCGGGCGAAGATGTCACCTTTGCAGATCCTAAGAGACCGTCCAGCGGCTTCGATGCCTTCACCCGTGCTATATGCGAGCAAGTGGGCGCAGCTCTGGAAATACCGGCCGACCTATTACTCAAGGCGTTCAACGCAAGCTACTCGGCAAGCAGGGCCGCACTGCTGGAAGCATGGAAGGCGTTCAAGATGCGCCGCGAATGGTTCGCGAATGACTTCTGCCGCCCCATCTACGAGGTATGGATGGCCGAAGCGGTGGCCCGTGGCCGAATAATCGCCCCCGGCTTTTTCTCTGATCCGGGGATCCGTGCTGCATGGCTCGGATGCGAATGGATCGGCCCAAGCCAAGGACAGCTCGATCCGGTCAAGGAAATCACGGCCGAGATCCTCGCAGTCGGCGAAGGCTTCACAACTCGAGAACAGTCAACCATCAGGCTCAACGGCGGCCAATGGGAGGCAAACATCGAGCAGCTCGCACGAGAAAACGCCAAACTCGCGGAGGCGAATGGCATCATGGAAGGCGGTGGCACACAGCTCACCAACGCCGTCAAAGCCGTAATACTCGAAGCGATAAAGGAAGGTGATGACAATGGAAAAAAGAAAAACGCTCCGGATGATTAACGGAGCACAGGCGGCCCCGGCTACCGCGCCAAAGTTCTGGAATATCGCGTCCGTGTCCGACGACGAGGGCGAGATCACCCTTTACGGCGAAATAATGAGCAGCCAGCCGACAGACTGGTGGACTGGTGAACCACTGCCCGGACTGTATATCACCCCCGAGGGCTTCCTTGAAGATCTGGAAGTCGTCAAGGGAAAAAGCAAGATCACCATCAAGCTCAACAGTGTGGGCGGCGATCTTTACACCGGCATCGCAATTCACAACGCCATCAAGGGCCTCACAGGAACCAAGAAGGTCATCGTCGAGGGCATCGCAGCCAGCGCTGCCAGCGTTATTATGTGCAGCGGCGACGAGGTGGCGGTATATCCCGGCAGCCTTGTGATGATCCACGGAGTCAGCGGGCTGTTTTATGATTATTACAACATAACCGAGCTCAAGCAGATCATCAAGGGCTTCGACGCAGCTGAAAGGGCCATCGCTGAGATTTACTCAGCAAAGACCGGTACCGACGTGGAAACCCTTCGTTCCATGATGACAAAGGAGACATGGATGACGGGCAAAGAAGCGATCGAGAAGGGCTTCGCCGACACATTACTGGAAGGCTCAGGCCCTCAAATGGTCATGAGTGCAGACAAGACCGTGCTGCTTGTCAATGGCATAAAGCACAACATCAAAGGGCTGCACAATATTCCCGGAAATATCCCGGTAAAAAGCATTTCATCCGCAGCGCCTAAAGGCTCCGCGGCTGGAATAGAAAAACCAAAATCCAATGAAGGAGGCAAGAAAACCATGACACTCGAAGAATTAAGACAGCAGCATCCTGAGCTTGTCGCTCAAATTGAAGCGGCCGCAAGGGAAGCAGCTACAGCCGAGGCCATCGCAGCCGAAAGAGCTCGCATTAAGGAAATCGAGAGCATCGAGGCAGCGGTCGGCGATCCCCAGCTCGTGGCTGAGGCCAAATATGGCGAGAAGCCTTGCACAGCAGCAGAGCTCTCCTTGAAGGCTTTACAGAAGCAGGCCCAGCTCGGCAAACAGCACCTTGACAACTCTGCAAAGGACTACAAAGCATCCGGAGCAGAAGGTGTCGGTGCGGCTCCCAACTCAGGGAACCAAGACGACGAACCCGACGTTGCTCAACAGGTGAGCGCGATCGTGGACGTCTACAACAAAATGAAGAACGGAGGTAGAAAGTAATGAGCAGACTCGACGAAAATCTCGGATCCGTGAGCTTCGATAACCTGATCAACCAGAACACTCCGGAGGCCGACGTATTCACCGTACCCCTGAGAGCTGGTCAAGGCATCATAACCCGCGGCACAGTTCTCGCATTGAGTTCCGGCACCGGCGGCGATGATGCTATGGTCATCCTCGGAACTGCCGCTGAAGAGGATGAAACCCTGACAGCCAACTGCATCCTCGCTCAGGATGTCGACACAGGTGAGGGAGCCGGTGATCCTGTCAACGCTCTGGCATACAGGACAGGCCACTTCAACCGCAATAAACTCACTGTAAAAACAGGCTACACTCTGACAAAGGTCGACGAGGAGAACCTCCGCAAGGGCGGCATCCTTCTCGATGACGCTGTCACACTATAAAGGAGGAATGAAAAATGGCATTTGACATTTACAGCACCCACGCCCTGCTCATGGCAGTGGAGCAGCTCGCGCCCCTTCGCACATTCCTGCGCGACAGATATTTCCCGACCAATGACGCGACTGACATCTTTGCGACTGACGACGTGCTCGTTGAGTACAAGGATGGCAGCAAGAAGCTGGCCCCATTTGTATCGCCGAGAAAGGGCGGCGTTACTATCACTCGCGAGGGCTACTACATGGAGAGATACACCCCTCCGTTTATCGCACCCCGCAGAGTGCTCACCATTGACGACCTCAAGAAAAGAGGCTTCGGCGAGGCTCTGTTCAGCAGACTGACACCTCAGCAGCGCGAAAGTGCTCTGCTCCTGAAGGACGCCGACGAAATGAGCGAAATGATCTCCAGACGTGAGGAAGCTATGGCAGCCGAGACCATGCTCAACAACGGCTGCATCATGAAGCACTACGCTGACGATCTGACCAAGTACGAGGAGAAGGAAATCCGCTTTTATAGCGAGTCGAGCAATCCGGCAGTCTATACTCCGGACGTTGACTGGGATCAGGAAGGCGCTAACATAATCGGAGACATCGCAGCCATGGCCAGACTCTTGACTTCCAGAGGACTCCCTGCTTCCGAGCTTATCGTGGCTCCGGACGTTGCTGACGTCATCATCAACAACGAGAAGATCCAGAAGCTCCTTGACATCAGGAACTTTAACCTCGGAACCGTTGACCCGAAAACTCTCCCTGCTGGTGCTACTCTCGTTGCTGTTCTCAATGTTTACGGCAGAATGATCTCGGTCATCAGCTACGACGAGCAGTATGAGGACGACAACGGTCAAACGGTTCAGTACATCCCGGCTGGAAAGGTGATCCTTACAGCTCCCGGAGCTGGCCGCACACTGTATGGAGCAGTCACTCAGGTCGAGCAGTACGATGGACAGTTCCACACCTATGCGGCAAGACGTGTTCCGAAGTATCTGGCAAGTGCCGAAGGCAACACCAGAACCTTGACAATTACCAGCTGCCCGTTGCTGATCCCGAACCAGAAGAACCCATGGATCTCCGCAACGGTTATAAACGGATAAGAACAGGAGGGTAACTGATGATCAAGATCATAAAAGGCACCTACGGGTACCGCAAGGGTAACAGGATAATACCGAAAACCCCAGCGGATGATCCGTTCACAGCTACCCCGGAGCAGGAAGCGCGCCTTGTCAGACTGGGCGTGGCCGTGTATGTAGACGCACCCGTGGAAGCACCGACCGCGCCTACGCCTAAAGCTCCGGAAAAAGCAGAAACAGGCAGTAAGGACGTCGACGAGCTGCCTGCGTACAATATTGACATGAAGCTCGACGAGCTGAAGGAGATCGCCAAAGCCTACGGAGTGGATGCTTCAGATGCTCGCAAGAAGGCCGACGTCATCGCCATGATCGAAGCTGCCAAAGCTGAAACTCAGGAAGAAAACGATCAGGACGATGAGGATCCGGAGAATGAAATACCTGAAGCATACGACGACGGCGAGGAACCCCCTTCACTCGACGCAGCTGATCCGGTGTAATTATAATGTCCTCATTCAAGGACATGGTGAAAGCAGACCGCGGCATCTTCCTGAACATCGACGAGTTCGGGGAGATGCACAAGGTCGAGGGCAAAAACATACCGGTCGTCATTGACGACGACAAACTCAGAGAGCGGCAAGGTGGCGCGGAGGTCGGAGTGGCCGAGTCAAGCCTGCTGCTCTTTGCGTATGTTGAGGATCTTCCTCCTCGCCGGGGAGCCGGCGAGAGTCTCAATGTTGACGGCCGTGAGTATATCGTGAACGACTGGAGCGAGGACATGGGCGTCGCTCAAATAGCCCTCGGTCAAAGCCGTACAGTATAGGAGGCGCAGCATTATGACGATCGTGCAAATCATTGACAAGATCACCGCGTGGGCCGATGCGAATATCTGCAAACAGATTAAGCTCAAGCTCCCGGATGACAACGCAGCAGACTCCTCCTTCGACTACACGGAAACAAACCCGGCGGCCTTTGCGCTTTTTGTTCCAACAAAAGATAAACTGCCGCCAAAGGTGGCTGCTCCCATCCCTTCCCTCTGCGTTCAGTTCACCGAAGGAACAGATCGGATGACTGAAAACAAGGGCACTCTCAAAGTGCGCATGAGCTTGTCGGCATGGAACCCGGGAACCCATGGCCCGGAACTATTTCACGCAAATGGTAACGGCTCATACACTCGATACAACACACCGGAAGCCCGGGCCCTATTTACCCGGCACGGCGAAGGCTGGCGCGACGTCTGGAACTTCGTGGACGCGGCACTGCTGGCGCTCGAAAGTACGGAATACATCGACGGCCTGCGCATAGTCAAGGAGGACGGCATCAGCTTCGGGCCATTCATGGAGCAGGATGCGATCTCCGACTGGTACCCATACTGGTTCGCGTGGATCACCTTCACGGTGGAGCGTGGGCTGGCTCGGGTACCAGAATACAATCAATACCTATAATTCAGAGAGGTGAAGAACATGGCAAATTAATATTTATACGGCGCGTTCGGCCACATCGGCGACGATGTCGCACAAAACGCCACGCAGGCCGGCACGGTTCCCGTATATGTCGGTGTAGCGCCTGTAAACCTCGTCAGAGGATATGCGAACGCCGGGATCATCAACACCCCGGTGAAGCTGTCCAACATCAACGAGGCCAAGAGGAAGATCGGCTATACAGACAACTGGGCCGGCTTCAGCTTATGCGAGGCCATTGACGCGCATTTTAACAACACCATCGGAAACGTGGGCCCGATATTCGTGATCAATGTCCTCGATCCGACGACTCACGCAAAAAGCTCACCAACGACCAAGCAGCTGACATTCACCAATAAAATGGCCACCATCGTCAGCGACACGATTATCCTCGACACCTTTGCACTCGATGAAAAGGTCGAGGGTGTGGACTACCGCCTGAGCTACGATTATGGAACCAATACCCTGACGATCTTCGACATCGGCGAGACCCCCATGACAACGATCGAGGCATCTTATTCCGAGGTCGACCTTACCAAGATCACGAAGGAAACCATCATCGGTGGCATAACCAGCGACGGCGTTGCCTCTGGACTGGCTGCAATCAAATTCCTGTATCCGAACTTCAACGCAGTGGCCAACCTTATCGCGGCCCCCGGGTGGAGCAAGATCCCTGAAGTCTATACTGCCATGGTGGCAGCGTCGCAGAAAATCAACGGGCACTGGGATGCCTTCGTTCTGGCCGACATACCGATCAAGGACGGCGAGAACAAGGTGGACACCATCGACAAGGCCAAACAGTGGAAGAACGACAACAACTACAAGTCCGAAAGGTCAAAGGTTTACTGGCCTATGGGCGCTAACGGTTCAAAGATCTACCACCTGAGCACCATGGCCGTCGTTGAAATGATGCGTGCAGACTTCAGCCATAAGTCGATCCCGATGGAGACACCGGGCAACAAACCGATCCCGATCACAAGGCAATACTTCGGCCCTGACTCTCCGAACCAAGGCTTCGACCAGCAGGAGGCCAAGGAACTGACCAGCAACGGCATCAGCACGGCCATCTACTGGGAAAGCAACTGGAGACTATGGGGAGACCACACGGCGGCTTACACCTACGGCGGCTCCTTCAACGCTCGCGCTATCTTCGATACGTCCATGAGGATGCTCATGCACATCACGAACTCCTTCCAGCGCGAATGGGGCACCTCCATCGACGAGCCGATGGCTCTCTCCCTTCAGGAGACTATCCTGAACCGCGAGCAGGAAAAGCTCGAAACCCTCAAAAGCGAGGGCGCTCTGATCGGGAACCCGAAAGTCTACTTTTTAGAGAGCGAAAACCCGACCAATGACATGATGAACGGCGACTTCCGCTGGGACATCTGCGTCACACCTACGCCGCCCCTCAAGAGTGCGACCGTTTATGTGACATATACGGACGAGGGCTTCGCTGCTTACTTTGGAGGTGAACAGTAATGCCATGGATGGATATTAAAAGCACAAACATCGCCGACACGGTTTACTCCGACGGCGTTCTCGTGGCCAAGGACGTGGCCTTCACCCTTCCGGCCATCACACCGTTGGCCGGCGAAGCTCAGGCCATGGGATCCATGGAGGTCATCGCCGTCGGCCTTATTGAGGCTATGGAGGCAACCATCACAAAGATCGGCACAGACCTCGGCCTCAGCCGCATGATGCGCCTCGAAAAGCAGAACCTCGAGTTCAGGTGGGTGCACAATGTGAGCTTATCGGATGGCACCAGCAAGCCAGAGGGCTGCAAGGCGTTTATCCGTGGCGTGCCGAAATCCCTGCCGGCCATCGGCGTGGAAATCGGATCGAACTCCGAGAACGAGATCGCGTTCGCGGTTACTCGTTACCAGCTATTTGTCGGAGGTACGGAGATCCTGCTCGTGGATAGATTGAGCCAGATCTTGAGGATCAACGGCGTCGACTATTACAGCAAGATCAACAGTCTATTATAATCTAAAGCCCCCGGGAAAGCCCTCGGGGGCTTTTTATTGAAAGGAGTCAGAACCAATGGAAAGCATCAAACTCAAAAACCCGATCATGATCAACGGCAAGAAGGTCACAGAGCTGACATATGACGCGAACGAAATCACTCCGCAGGCGTTCGCTGAAGCGGATGCCAGAAAACTGAGAGCATCTGGATCAAAGGGTGGCAACCTGTCCGGGGCCGTGGAGCTCGATTATGGCCTCCACCTCTATCTCGGTTTCGCTGCCATTCAGGCCGTGAACCCTTCGTATGACATCACCGATCTCGAACGCATCAAAGGCGTGGACGTCATGGAGGTAATGAAGATCGGCCGAAATTTTATTTTAAGCTCGGCGGGCAAGTCACAGCAAGACGACTCAGAAGATGCATCAGAGACTATGCCAGAGTCTACCACACCAGCGTCACCGAACTCGAAAAAAGGCGAGTCATTGACTTCCTAATCGACT